AAGAAACAAACACAATCCATTACTATCAACGACAAAGAATACACTGCAGACCAACTTACTGATAAACAGAAAATGCTAATTAGCCACCTATCTGACCTAGATCGTAAGATTGGCTCTACTAAATTTAATCTGGACCAACTGCAAGTAGGTCGAGATACTTTTGCTAAGATGCTGGAAGAGGACTTGGAAGTACCTGAAGCAGAAGAGGTATAGTCCCCTATTAAAAGGAGAGAGTATCCTCCCTTTCCTATTATTATAATATAATAAGGTGTACTTAAGGAAACACGAGTACACCTTAGTTATCTAAGGAGAAACACAGATGACTACTGACTACCAAACCTTCATTCACCTATCTCGCTACTCACGTTGGTTAGAAGAAGAACAACGTAGAGAGACCTGGGAAGAGACTGTAACTCGTTATATGTCTACCTGGAAAGAGAAACTAAGCAATGAAGTATATGAGGAAATTAAAGAGCATATCCTTTCACTGAAGACTATGCCTTCTATGCGAGCTATGTGGGCAAGTGGACCTGCACTAGATCGCAACAACATTACAGGCTACAACTGTTCTTACCTTAAAGTAGATACTCCTCGTTCATTCGATGAGGCTATGTACATTCTTATGTGCGGTACCGGTGTAGGCTTCTCGGTAGAGGCTATTGATGTCAATAAGCTACCTATCGTTAACGATCACTTCGAATCCTCCGAGAGAGTAATCTACGTAGAAGATTCAAAAGAAGGTTGGTCTAAGGCACTACGTAAACATATTGCAGACCTATATCTAGGTCGTGTACACTTCTTTGACTACTCTAAAGTAAGAGCAGCCGGAGCTAAACTAAAAACAATGGGTGGCCGTGCAAGCGGACCAGAACCATTGCGTGAACTATTAAACTTCGCTACCAACATATTCAAAAAGGCAGCGGGACGTAAACTAACTCCTCTAGAGTGTCACGATCTTATGTGTAAGATTGGTGAGATTGTAGTAGTAGGTGGTGTGCGTCGTTCAGCTATGATCTCGTTGTCTGATCTTGGTGATCACTCTATGCAGAACGCTAAGTCAGGACAGTGGTGGGAGAACAGTGCTCAACGAGCATTGGCTAATAACTCCGCTGTATATCTACAGAAACCAGACTCATTGACTTTCATTAAAGAGTGGACAGCACTTATCGAATCTAAGTCAGGTGAACGTGGTATTTACAGCCGCTATGGTGCGCAGAAGTCTGCACCTGCTCGTCGTAAAGCAGAGCTAATTCATGGCACTAACCCGTGCGCAGAGATTGCACTCAGATCAAATCAGTTCTGTAACTTGACAGAAGTAGTTCTACGCTCTGATGATACTCTTGATACAATCAAAGAGAAGATCAAGGCAGCTACTATTATGGGTACTCTGCAGTCAACTCTAACTCACTTCCCTTATCTTCGCAGTATCTGGAAGACTAACACAGAGGAAGAGCGTCTACTAGGCGTGTCTCTTACTGGTGTATGTGACTGTCCAGCTATTATCTCTGCAACGGAAGAAGAGATTCGCGTACTACGTGATTACGCTGTGGAAGTAAATTTAGAGTGGGCAGACAAACTAAGTATCCCTGCATCTACAGCTATTACTACAATTAAACCATCGGGTACAGTTAGTCAACTAGTTAATAGTGCTTCCGGTATTCATGGTCGCTTTGCTAAACATTACATTCGTACAGTACGTGGTGATAACAAAGATCCACTTACTGAGTTTATGAAGAACTCAGGTGTTCCAAGTGAAGCCTGCTTTATGAAGCCCGATAGTACTACTGTATTCTCCTTCCCGATTGAAAGCCCTAAAGGTTCTATCATGGCGGATGATCTCAGTGCTATCGAACAATTGCAACTATGGTTGAAGTTAAAACAGAACTGGGCCGAACACTCTGTATCTATTACTGTATATGTAAAAGAAGATGAGTGGCTTAAAGTTGGTTCCTGGGTCTATGAGAACTTCGATGATCTCACAGGTGTATCGTTCTTGCCGTATGCTGAACACTCATATGAGCAAGCACCTTATCAGCCTGTTTCCGAAGAGGAATATAATGCAGCACTCTCCAAATTTCCATCACCAATCGACTGGAATGAACTCTCGATTTATGAGCAGGAAGACAATACTGAAGGAGCACAAACACTCGCCTGTACAGCAGGGGGTTGTGAAATCTGATGGAGAACTACTCTCTAATGAAAGTAATGCTGTTACTAGATCTCGGCCTTGGAAAAGGAAGAGACGAATAAACGCTAGACTACGGGCATTTCGATTGCGTTGTGCCCGTAGGAAGTTCAAACAAATAGGAATCGATTTAGAGGAAGAATAATATGCCCAGAATAGAATTGGGGGAGGTAGGTATCGGGGGATTAAACTCTGATACCCCTGCTCAAAAACAAAACCTCACTACCTTCGCAAGAGGTATTAATATGAGGTCCTTTGATAACTCCCTTCAGGGCGTATTTGATATGACTAAGACTAATGAAGCAAATAATATTGGGGGAGGCCAACCTGAAAATACAGGTTCCTCTCCTCGTAATTTGTATGCTATGTCTCAGTGGACCCCTACTGGAGAAGATACTTAACTTTATCTATTTATATGAAGATGATTCTGACGGTCTAGATTTAACTTTTCAGATCGTAGATGATATTACTAATGCAACAACAACCAGCGTTACTGGGTCAGCGACGCTAACTCCTCTCGATGATAATGCTAGATTTAATATAGATCTCTTTCCATTCAACGATATTGTTATTGCTAATGATGGTACCCAAGCTCCGAGAGAAGTACGTAAAATAACACAGGTAGATATAGATGCAAACTCTGGTCTAGCGGGTTTGCTTGGCAACTACGCTGCTTTTCCTCTTACAGGTTGGATCGCTGGCACTACTGCGCAACGATTATTAACATACAATAATCGTATTATCGCACTCAATGGTGACGGGTCTTACACAGGTTCTGAAAATCTAGGTAACGTGTCTCTTATTTGGTCTACCCCTATTGCCGCACTAGGTACTCTAACGGGTATTGATTTTGTTGCACGTTCAACTAACTCTGCAGGGGACGATATTGTTACTGAAACAGTGGGTGAAATCTTAGATGCTGCTGAATTAGGTGAGTACTTAATTGTTTACAAAGAAGATTCGGTGCTACAATATCAAGACACAGGAGACCCGCTTTACCTTGTAGGCAGATTACTTTTTGATGATGATGGGTTATATAGTCCTGGTTGTTTTGCAGATATTGGGGACGGTAAACATTTTGTAGTAGGTAACTACGGCATCTACTTACATGATGGTGGTCCCAATAAAGAAAATATTTCTAGAGGTAGAATCGAAAGTGCCTTGTATAACGATGTAGATGAGAATACCAGAGATCGTGCTTTTGTTTTTCACCATACCTCTGATAAAGAAGTGTGGGTGTGTTATAGCTCGACTAACAGAACGGGAGTTACTACTGGGTGTGATAAGGCTTTTTGTTACAATTATAAAAACAATACTTGGTACAAAAGAGACTTACCTGTCTCAGGACTTAACGGTATTCGAGGTATGACTGAAAGCGAACTTAATGGTAAGATATTTATCTTTGCTTGGGGTAAAGCAGGTATCTTCCAGTTGGGAGATGAAAGAAATTCAGGCGATTACCTAACAAGTGGTTGGGTTCAATTCTTAGATAATAATCTGGGTGATGAAAGTATTGTTAAAAATATTTCTGCTGTTTACCCTAAGGGGGAAGCAGATTTTCGTTGTTCTGTTGTAGGTAAAAATTCTGTTGTAGCTAGCTCTGTAGTAAAAGACAGTGATCAGTTTGCAGTAAGTAGTTCAGATTCTTCTTCCAGAACCTTCAGTCCTAGTACTAAATACAAAGAAGACTATAGGTTAAACGGACGTTACTATGATATTGAACTTTCTATGAAAAATACAACTAACCCTAAAATCACTGGCTTCGATGTAGAAGTTTCACCTGGAGGTAAACGTTAATGTCTAGTATTTTTATACCCTCCAGTATTAGAGACAAGGCTACTCGAGATGTACTTAGTAATATCATAAGAAGCATGGGAGGTAATACTTCTCTTTATGTACGTGATGTAGACCCTTCTACAAATGAAACCGGTGTTGTTGGTGATATTATTTACTCTAATGCTACTGATACTATTTGGATTTTTACAGGTACTGTGTGGGAAAAGTCTAAGATAAGTGAATTCCACACTATCGGCATTAATTCTGTTACATATGGTGCAGTAGATACAGATCCTTCTGGTTGGCCAATTACTTCAGACAACTTTAGAAACAACGCAGGAACAACTAAAGCGTTGGTAGCTACATTATATATCGATAATACAGCTCGCTCTTTAGCAGATCACAATACATACTCTTATGTTTGGCGTAAAAATGGGATTGCTAACTTTACTTCTACTACGACACAACGTTCTGATACTGGTCAAACTTCCAGAGCATTACTTATTGACGCAACAGACATTGCAGATCAAGGCGAAGATGCCTTTACTTGCGAACTAACATATCCATAGGAGGATCTAATGCCTACAATTACAGGTAATATTACCATTGCGGATCTCGTCGATGGTGTGACAGGCGCAACGATCGTCTTCACTAACGAATCGCACACATTTACTGCAGGTACTGACGGTGCTATTGCAGACTTATCTAACTTTTCTACGGATGTATCTGTTTATGCAGGTACTGTTCAATATACTTTTGTAACGGGAACCTCTCCTGGTACCAACCAGTACTCTGTAGGTTCAGTTACAGTTGTATCGGGGCTATCTACCTCTGTTGCTGCAGTTAATAGTCAAGCTAGATTAACAGTATCTGATACAGGAACAAGTACTGGTTTTGCTGACGCAGGAGATTCTAACCCTGATTCAGCGAGCATTGTAATTCCCTTGATTGTAAACATATCAGGAACCCTGGTAACTTATAATAGAGTAATTAGTTTAGCTAAAGCACGAGGTGGCTCAGCAAAAGTAGTTAGAGTCACGGCTAGCCGACAGACTGTTCTCTATGATTTTGGTTCAACTAACCCTAAAACAGGTGAGACAAGTATTGTTATTGAAGCTGATTATCAAAACTTTGAGTCAGGAGACCCAGCAGGAGTATGGTCGTATCGTTCAGGTGGTTCAGGTTCTTTTGCTAGTATCGGTTCTGGCCAAGGTACAGTAAGTGGTGCTAACAATCAGAGCTTAACTATTACTAAGGATCAATACCAAACAGTTGCGGGCACAGACAACGTAGTTACTTATCGTGTTACTCGTGCTACTCGTATTGACCAAGTATCTATTGTTAAATTAAGAGACGCTGAAGGTGGCTATCAAGTAGTCATTGAAACTTCAGATGCTACTATTTTTAAAAACAATGTAGGTACTGCCGACTTTACTGCAAGACTATATCGAGGCGGTACAGAGATTACTTCAGGAATAACTTATTTATGGAAGCTAAATGGAGCTACATTTACCCCATCTGCTTCTCAACCTTCGGGTCACGGAACTACTAGTGCTAATATCAGACTATCTGCAGCTGATGTGCCTGACGGGTCCTCTCGACAAGTAACTTGTTCTATTTCATTTTAAAGGAGAAAACTTATGCCTACAATTACAGGGTGGATTGCAGTTGCTGATGTAAGCGATGGGCAGACTTTTACTAGATACTACTCTACTGCTTCAACAGGAGGTAGCATTAGTACTACTCAGGGTACTCGTAAATATTTTTATGATGCATTACATAGCGCAGCAGAGTCAGCAGTGCCTCCTACTTCTACTACTGTATTTAGTTTATTGGTAGGAACTAACGGTACTAACGGCACTAACGGTGCTGACGGCTATACACCAGTGAAAGGTACTGACTATTTTGACGGTCTTCCAGGTTCTGACGGGTCTGACGGCGATAGTGCTTACCAAGCTTGGTTAGACGCAGGGAATACTG